CCGTAGAAGACCGTGCAGATCGTTTGGCAGAGGAAATCATTGAGTTGTCAGATAAAGAGCTTCCAGATGGTTTAGAAGGCTCTATGGCTAGTGCTTGGGTTCAACAGAAACGTCTGCAAGTTGAAGCACGCAAATGGGTGGCTGCCAAACTTAAACCTAAAACCTACGGTGACCGCATTGATGTTGCCGTGACCGATCACAGGATTAGCGTCATGGATGCGCTGACTCAAGCCAAACAGCGCGTGTTGATGGATAACAGTAACGTGGTAGATGTGGAAGCAAAGCAGGCGTAATCGGGAAGGTTATGCGCTTTTTGCATAAAAATTGTACGGTTACGCGCACGCGCGCGTGTTGCGCAGATGCAACAAAAAGAAAGCCAAACAACAAGAAAAGCATCGTTCACTTTATACAATGACCATTATGTTAAGTTGACCCTGAGTTATCCACAGAAAAAATAATACTCAGGCATTACAGTCTGAGTTATCCACAGGCAATTGTGGACAACTGTGGAAAAGTACCTGTGGACAAGCGCCCAGCCGGCCATGGGGAGGGGGGTAGGGCCGGCGCAAAAGGGCCGCAGTAACGGTAGCCCCGCGAACATTTTTTAAAATATTTTTAATTTTTATTTTTTCGTTTAACATCGCGCAAATGCAAACCACGATCTACAAGCCCGAAGACGAACAAGAGTTGATGGCCACTCTGTGGACGCCGGCCATTGCCGATGACCCAGAGGCGTTTGTGCTGTTTGCCTTCCCTTGGGGTCAGGAAAATACACCCCTTCAAAACTTCAAAGGCCCCCGCAAGTGGCAGCGCGAAGTTTTGCGTGAGATCACTCAGCACATTAAAAACAACCAGGGCAAAGTAGACTTCAACACCCTGCGCAGTGCGGTGTCTTCTGGCCGTGGTATTGGCAAATCAGCCTTAGTCAGCTGGCTCACCATCTGGATGTTGTCTACCCGCATTGGCTCGACAACGATCATTTCGGCCAACTCAGAAGCGCAGCTCAGAGCAGTCACATGGGCCGAGATCACAAAGTGGTTGGCTATGAGTATTAACAGCCACTGGTTTGAGGTTGCGGCCACCAAGATCACGCCGGCAGCGTGGTTGACTGAACTGGTTGAGAAAGACCTGAAAAAAGGCACAAGGTATTGGGCTGTTGAGGGCCGCCTGTGGTCAGCAGAGAACCCAGATGCTTACGCTGGTGTCCACAACTTTGATGGTGTGATGGTGATTTTTGACGAGGCATCAGGTATTGATGACTCGATTTGGGCTGTGACGGCTGGTTTTTTTACCGAGAACACACCGAACCGCCTTTGGCTGGCTTTTTCCAATCCACGCCGAAACACTGGTTATTTTTATGAGTGCTTTAACTCCAAGCGCGATTTCTGGAGTAACAAGGTGGTGGACGCCAGAACGGTAGAAGGCACTGACAAGGCGGTATATCAGAACATCATTGACGAATACGGCCCAGACAGCTCACAAGCACACGTTGAGGTCTATGGCATGTTCCCATCTGAGGGTGATGACCAGTTTATTCCGGCTGACATTGTGGATGAGGCCATGGCACGGCCCAAATACAAAGACCAAAGCGCCCCAATCATCATTGGAGTTGACCCAGCGCGCTTTGGCGCTGATGCTACGGTGATTGCGGTGCGCCAAGGCCGAGACATTGTGAGGATTGACCGCCACAGGGGTGATGACACCATGACTGTGGTTGGCCACATCATTGAGGCCATTGAGGAATTCAGCCCAGCCCTGGTGGTCATTGACGAAGGTGGGCTTGGCGCTGGCATTGTTGACCGTTTGAAGGAGCAGAGGTACAAAATCAAAGGTGTCAACTTTGGCAATAAATCGGCAAATCCGATCATGTATGGCAATAAAAGGGCCGAAATGTGGGGAAAAATGAAAGAATGGCTGCGCAGTGCATCAATTCCTAAAGATAGGTTCTTGAAAACTGATTTGGTTTCGCCTATGATCAAGCCAGATTCGAGGGGCACTATATTTTTGGAGTCAAAGAAGGACATGAAGGCCAGAGGTCTGGCTAGTCCTGACGCAGCTGATGCAATATGCGTGACGTTTGCGTTTCCTGTGGCTCATAGGGAATATACTGCGAAGGAAAGAACCCGCGCATATTCTGACCGTGGTGCGGTTGCAACTTCATGGATGGGAAGTTAGATGGCTACAAAAAAGAATGTCTCTTTAAGCGTTGGTCGCGGTGAAAAGTTGCCAGTCAGCAAAGGTGCTGGCTTGACCGAGAAGGGCCGCGCTAAGTACAATGCCGCAACGGGTTCTAACTTGAAGGCGCCAGCGCCTAACCCCAAGACTAAGGCAGATCAGGGGCGCAAGGATTCATTTTGTGCAAGAATGGGCGCAGTAGCGGCCAACGCCAAAGATGGCGAACGCGCTAAGGCAGCTCTTAAACGATGGAAGTGTTGATATGGCTACCAAACCCGGCTTATACGCCAATATCCATGCAAAACGTGAGCGCATAGCCGCTGGCAGCAAAGAGAAAATGCGCCAGCCAGGCGACAAGGGTGCGCCAACTGCCAAAGCGTTTAAAGAATCTGCCAAAACAGCAAAGAAGAAATAATCATGCCACTGGTTAAATCAAAATCACCCGAAGCCTTTCGCAAGAACGTCAAAGCTGAAGTTAAAGCTGGCAAGCCCGTGGCTCAAAGTGTGGCGATTGCATACGCAGTTAAGCGTGCGGCGGCAAAGGCTCCTGCTGCAAAGCGTTCCAAATAGGCCTCATGCGTTCTTCAACTTCAACCTTTTGGTGCGCTGCATTTGACAGCACGGCTAAATTTTCAAGCCGGTTGTCATGCGAGTCGCCATTGATGTGATGAACATGTTCCCACGAAGCCAACTTTCTGCCCAAATGCTGTTCCATAACGTACCTATGGACACGCACTTGTTTCCCATTTACAGTCATGGTTTTGTAAGTGTGATTCGGTTTGCCGGTAGGGCGAAAACGAAGGTGTGCAAATTGCTCCAAATGTTCTTTTGCCAAGCAAGAACGCGAACAGTATTTTGCAATGTTTTTTCTGTATGTAGGAACTCTAAAAGGTTCGTTACATACGGCGCAAGTTAGAATAGCGCCAGTTCGATCACGTTTTTTCATATACAATAGCTCCTTACGTTGCTATTGCATATTATACAGGAGTAAAAATGGCTGAACAACAAGATCCTTGGGTTCATCGCTCTGCGGGAATGCGATGCCGAACATGTATTTGGTTTGCCCCAAAAGTCAGCGAGCGATTAGGTGAAGCCAGTGAAATTGGCCGTTGCCGACGCCACGCCCCAACTATGGGCGGCTACCCTGTGGTTTATATGACAGACTGGTGCGGTGACCATCGTTTGGATGAAAATAAAGTATGAAAGCATTGCAAGACTGCATCATCATTGAGCGCGATGTTGAAAAGCATCCCTTGTTTGTTTTGCCCCAAAATTCACAGACTGAAACCGGTATTGCGATCGCTGTTGGCCCAAAATGTTTGGACATCAAGGTTGGTGACCATGTATACTTCGATGTAGGGCAAGAATTTAAGCAGGGCGGCAAAGAGTATGTCGTCATGCGCGAGCCTCATATTTTAGGGGTTTTGGAATGAATGATCCAACCGGAATAGTCGCAGCCGCTAACGTAGCTGCTGGCGGTAAGCCTGCAAAGAGTGATTCAGACATATTGACAGTTGCCCGCGCTCGGTTGGACATGGCAGTCGCCGCGCTGGCTGAGAGCCGTGAAGATGAGATAGACGATCTGCGCTTTTATGCCGGCTCTCCTGACAACCACTGGCAGTGGCCTGCTGACGTATTGGCCACTCGCGGTGCTGTGCAGGGTCAGACGATCAATGCACGCCCAACGCTAACAATTAACAAACTGCCGCAGCACGTTCGTCAAGTGACGAATGATATGCGTCAGAACCGCCCAGGTGCTAAGGTCATCCCAGTCGATGACAACGCTGATGTGGAAGTGGCTGAGATTTTCAACGGCATGATTCGCCACATTGAGTACATCTCTGACGCTGACGTGGCATACGACACGGCCTGCGAGAACCAGGTGTCCTATGGCGAAGGCTACATTACTCTGATGACCGAGTACTGTGATGAGAACACATTCGATCAGGACATCAAGATTGGCCGTATTCGCAACAGCTTCTCGGTCTACATGGATCCTCTGATCCAAGACCCAACGGGCGCGGATGCCAAGTATTGCTTTATCACCGAAGACCTGACAAAAGCAGAATATGAGCGCCAGTATCCAGATGCTGCGCCTATCTCTACGCTCCAGTCCCTTGGTGTGGGCGATCAGTCAATCAGCAACTGGCTCAATGAAGACACAGTTCGCATCGCTAGTTATTACTACATTGACTACGACAAGACCAAGCTGAACTTGTACCCTGGCAACCAGTCGGCCTTTGAAGGTACGCCTGAAGACAAGATGCTCAAGGACATGTTTGGCAAGCCAATCAAAAGCCGCATATCTGAGCGCCCACGGGTGATGTATTGCAAGATTAACGGCTACGAAATCCTTGAACAAAAAGAATGGGCTGGCAAATGGATTCCTGTGATCCGTGTGATCGGCAACGAGTTCGAGGTTGATGGCCGTATTTACATCTCTGGCCTTGTCAGAAACGCCAAAGATGCCCAGCGCATGTACAACTACTGGGTGTCTCAGGAAGCTGAGATGCTGGCTCTGGCTCCCAAGGCTCCGTTCATTGGCTATGGTGGCCAGTTCGAGGGTTACGAGGACAAGTGGAAGACAGCCAACACAAACAACTGGCCATATCTGGAAGTCAATCCAGACGTTACAGATGGCCAAGGTGCAGTTCTGCCACTACCCCAGCGGGCACAGCCGCCAATGGCCTCCAGCGGGC